GGTTACACCCGTGGTGTACTCGGTTCCTCCACCCCATGTACCATCGGAAGTAGTAGAAAAGCGTAAAGGATGAGTTCCATTAGTCCCAGATGATTGATCTATTCGATAAGTGTTACCCTCATTAAGAGTTAATGTCGCTTGCTGAACACCATCGACATAATACTTGTTTCCACTGCCCGGATTAGAAACGGTTATGGTAAACGTGTCAGAGATAGCCACCACCGATCCAGTAGCTGATGTAGAGCTAACCCCAGTAACTGACACATTAACGTCAACCGTTCCTGTATCGACACTGACATTTCCTAGATTAGTTGTGCCTGAAACTCCTGTAACCGTAGCTGTAGCCGAAACAGGTATTATTTGAACCTCTACTCGGCCTACATGACCAGAGCAATCAAGGCCCACTGTTCTGCTGCCCATTGCAGTGTTTCCACCGCCGACAGGATTCCATGCAGAAAGTTGACGGCTTTGATCATAACCGCCATCAGGTCTTGGGTCTCTTAACGCCTGTGGATCAGACATATTGATCATTCCCAGTTTCCACTGGGGATTGTCTACGTCTAAAACATCTTTGCCTACTAACATACCGTTAGGTCTGCCAGCCTCTATCTGAGGAACAAGATCACGCAATTTGTAACGAAAACCTGTTCGATCACAAAAACCGAAAGCATTTTTCCCGCTTGCATAACTACTCATAAGTATTGATAACCACCGGGGACAACATAAAGAGAAGCTTTTTCTCTTGCTGAGTCAGAGGCCATTGTCCACTGCTCTTCATAATTATCTTTTAAGAAAGGAATTCTAGCTTCAGCTTGCGGTTTTTTAATCGCAATCATATAAGCTAATCCAGCAGTCAAGCAGGGCAGAAATCGAGCTGGAACATCGACATTTAAAGAAGCAGGGCTTCCGCTGTCTTCTATACGCTCCATGTAATAATAACCCAGAGTCCATGTCTGTGACGCATCAGGAACAGGCCATACCTTAACGGTTATCCCGCTAGGCGCTCTTTCTACCCAATACTGAATAGGTCTGCCTTGTAACAGCTTATTTGTTTGATGAGAATACTGCGCTATAGAGATACGCTGCATAGTTAAATCTGACTGCCTAGTAATATCTCCAGCGTTGGTTCTCATAAACGCTTCTACTATGTCTAGTTCATTCGCATTAAGAGGATAAGCGCTAGTACCCGGCGTTAAAGTTAAGTTCGCTTCTTTAACAGTCCAAAGGCTTAAACCTCTGTTTTGCCAGTCAAGCATTAACAGATCAAGACTTCTTCGGGCAGTTTTGTAATCATAACCAGAGCGCAACTCTAAGCCACACCTCTCATAAGCTTCTTCGATTACTTCAGCTATATCTAAATTAAAGGTATAAGTTCCGCTAGTTGCCATTAGACAATCCTGCCTTTTGTGTGTCCCTGAACAGCTCTGCCATCACCAAGTCTGCCTCCAGTAAACATTTTTTTGTTGATCCCAGCTTCGCTCATAGCAATTGCCATTGCCTGATTTCGATCAGTTACTTTTTTCCCAGAGCTGGATTTAAGCTTTCCGTCCTTAAACTCTCTCATAACATAACCAACTTTCTCTTTACCTTTCATAAGCTACCATGCCTTACATGACCAGTATCTAGCAGTGAATTTATCTTTTGCAGTATCGCAGTTATGTCTTGCTCTAAAGCTCTTCCTGCGAGCTGGCTGATCTTTTTTGATTGTCATGTTTTGATCGCCAAATCTTACGATTTTTATTTCATCGCCCACCTTAGCAAGCACCGCAGATTTTTTAGCTGCTTTAGGTGTTCTCTTTGGCTTGTTATAACCGGAAAAAGTTTCTCCGCGATATTGAATCTTACCGCTTGAAGTTCTTTTTGCGTCTTTGATTGTTGCCATATTAAATATGCCTAGCAGGACGTATGCCTTGAATAGCCTTTCCTGAGCCTCTTAATTGACCACCCGCACTCATCTTTCTGCTTCTATTTGTTTTCCGAGAAGTAACAACCAAGTTTCCATCAGAATTATTTTTAGGATTCCCGTCACGATGGTGAACGTCTTTCCTATCCCCTTTGTTTACTCTTCCCTCAGCCAACAAAGAATTCCGCGCAGCATTTCTGCCAGCGCGATTTTTCTTTTGTTTTTCACTTGAGTGATAATTGTCGTACTCACGGCGATAGTTTCTAGCCATCAAACTGAGCCTTATAAGCTTCTTTAACTAAAGTGTCTTTCTTCTCTCTGCGATCAAGCTCAATACCGAATTCACGAGCAAATTCTTCAAGTTGAACCTTAGTCATCTGATTTAGCTCAGCCTTTGAAGTTTCCTCTACTTCCTCAACTATTTCTTTTTTTTTAGGAGTAGATTTTTCTTCAGAACCACCAAGAGATTTTAACTTTGCTTTAGCTTGAGATTCACTCATTAAATCAAAGACTTCTATGTCATACCAGCCGTCTTTGTTTTTAGCTCCAATCTGAAAAACAGGATCACCATTACTAAAGTTCCCGTTTTGGAACACCTCTAATTTAGCCATAATAGAATGCCTTAAACGCTTGCATAAGATTTTGTTAAAGTTAAGAGCAACATATAAGTATCTCCTGCACCAGCTCCGCTAGTGGTGACCAATATGTCTCCAGTCCTTCCTGATCCTGAGTTGTTAGGAATACCCGTTGGAGTAAAGTCCAATTGATCTGACCAGTTTTCCAAAAGATTTAACAAAGGAACATCGGTAGTAGCGTCCCAAAATAACTCTACGCCCATACCTACATTAGAATAAATTATTGATTGCAAAGTAACACCATTACAAACTTGCTTGGTAAGAGGGTCTGAGCTAAGAGTAGAGACATCTACTAAAACAGCAGCAGACTGACCAGAACCATCGCTAACATTTGTAAATTTTAAAACGGCATTTCTTGGGCCGTCTTCGATTACTTGGCTTGTAAGTGCATCTGCCATTTCATCCTCCAAAAAGCGGGGCGAACCCCGCTATTTATTAACCAGCAAAAGGAGTCGCTAAAGTTCCGGTTCCGATGCTAGTGCCTTCAACAAAGTATCTGTTGGTAAAAACCGCTTGAATTTTCAAACGAGTTCCAGCAACACCACCAGTAGTACCTCCGTTCATAATGATCTGGTAGTTGCTACTTCCGTTAGGTTGATGAAAATGCACATTAGTAAGCCCATTCTTGACAGACATAATACCGCCCATCATTAAATCAGCGGAGCTGTTGCCTTGAATAGTGGTGCTAGTACCAGAACTTGTTAGGAACAAGAAATCATACATAATACCAGTGTTGTTTAAACTATTAGGGTTTTCGTCTGGGCCAGAAGTAATAGGCTCTGCGTCATTGTTAATAGTTGGGAGGGTGATGGTGAGCGTGGAGTTATTAATAAGAATTAATTTACCAGCGTGTTCATCAGGATTGATTATGGTGTCAGCGGTCAAAGCGACAATAGAGTCGGCACTTTGCATGTAGTAGCCGCCAAGCGCTCTAAGTACACCAAACGAGCTTCTTGATCTTTTAGCCATTAGAAATACCTCTTACGAAAGGATTCGTCTTAGCGTCTTCGTAACGTCCACTGGGATGGTCGCTAAAACTAATATGTTCCCAGAATTAAACAAACAGGGAGCCGAAGCTCCCTATCTGTAACTCACTTACTCTAGGTGGCTCCGGGTGAACCGAATATACCTAGTGGATCAGAAACGCCGAAGCTGTAACGCTCTCGCGCTTTGTAGCGCACGTTACCAGTGTCGAAATCACCGTCCATTGAAGTTTCAAGCGGAGTACGCTCAAAGTGCTTCATTCCATTAGGTACGTCAGTAATTAAGTACCAAGCGTTGTTGTCAGTCAAATAGTGATTGACAGCGTAGCCTTCTGGAATTGAGCCATTATTTTTAATGGCATTGATGTCGTTGTTAGCTGTGCTAACGCGAAGCTCAGAATCTAGGATTCTAGTAGCAACAAACATCAAGTTGGGTGGAACAATCAACCGTCTTGGTCGAGCAGCGATAAGAAGTCCACGCTCATCAGTGTAAGCAGCAATCGCAATGATTGCGTCTTCTAATGAAGTTTCGTTCAAGTCTGCGCCAACAGCAGGACGATTAGAGTTGAAAGCACCATTAACAAGTGGGTGACCACCACCCCCAGCAACGCCGTCACCGACTGCTGAGAACAAGTTAGTACCATCGCCTGATTGAAAAGCGTTAGTAAAACCTTGGTTTAAAGGAATCGCACCTTTAACTTGCTTGGTGTAAGCCATCGCTCTCGCTAGAGCCTTAGTGTAACGCTGAGACAAAGATGCGTAGAGGTTATCCTCCATAGCTTCTTCAGTAATCGCGAAACCCTGAGCAATGGTCTGGTGAGTGTATCGTGCTGTGAAAGCTTCTTGCGCTGAATCATAATTGATTGCAGAACCTTCAGGCTTTACTGGAGCAGCACCAAATCCACTCAACTTTACTTCTTCTTCAAACGAACGATCAGATGTTTCAGTTTCGTAAATCATCTTATCTTCGTCTTCGTACTTTGCATACTCTAAGCCAAACAGGGCGTTAAGGCCCGGAAGTAGCTCTTTGAGCATTTGCGCTCTTGAAATAGCCATTCGCTAAACCTCCTATACGCCTGTGGCGTTCCTGTATTGATGCATCCCTTCGTTATAGGTGAGGAGTACATTAGTAAAAGCATCGCCTACGGTGCTATTTGGGCCATCCATAAACTCTAGAATCCGTAAAGGTAGAGTATTGGTCGTAGCAGCAGTGCTTGCGTTAACTGAATTCTTGCTGCGACCAGCTTGGGCAGTACCCGCTGTTTGAACAATGGCAATGTTATTGCCAAGAGTGGTTTGTGCTAAAGAACCATTAGCTTGCATTCTAAATACAGCATCAGGATCATCTAACACATAAGCCATAGCGTCAGACGCTACAGTACCAGTGGGCCAGCTTTGATTAAAAGTTGGCTGGCTGGTGCTTGGGTCAGTGTAAAAACAACCCATAAAAATACCAACCGGAGTCGCTGTTGCAGTACCAGTGTCTTTTTCGACAGTTCCAGTATTGACCAGCTTGACGAAATCACCATAAAAAATAGTAGCAGCATAACCGCTCGCTATCTTTATATGGCGAACTTTACCAGAGAAAGAACCACAGGCGCTTAATCCGCCAACTGGTTCTGCTCCCATCGGAGTTGCAGTTGTAGCCATAACAAAGTCCTCATTATGAAGACAATCCTACCAATAGATTATCTTCTACCAAAAGTTGTCCTCGATGAATTCTCTTTGTAAAGAGGCATCCGAGGGTCTTCTTCTCGCAAAAAACTATTTTCTACCGATTCCATCTGACTAACCGCCATCTTGTTATAGTATTCGTGACGTTTATCTAGCTGTTCTATTGGAATAGCACAGAGCAATAAACCGCCGTATTCTATATTGTTAGGATAACGAGTATCAGATTCTTCTCGAAAATCAATTTCAGGGTATTCTGATGCAATCACCGGAACCCACCCTTCTCTCATTTTTTGC